CAGCGGCTGTCGCATTGAGTGCGGCAGTCAGTGCGAATGAACCCAAAGCACCCGAACCGACTTCAGAGTACTTTGCGATCTCAACCACACTGACGTTAGAATAACCAAGAGTAGCTGCACTGATGTACTTCCAGGTTACTGTGTTATCTACAGTCGTGGAACTTCCCGAGAAGGCAGGATATTGAGTTCCGGAAGTACCAGCCTTGAAGACCTGCTGGATATTACCGTTCTCATCAATGATCTGGAATCCGAGAGCGTAGTTCGTAACCGGCTGCCAAGCAACGGCCGGGACAGGAGTGCTGATACCAGCCGTACCTGTATCGGAGCTAGGCAGGAAAGGATGAGCCAGTCGGCCAATCGATCCACCACTGGAATAACCGCAGGCTGTGAAGGAAACACTAGCTGCTGACGTCGGGTAAGGCTTTGTGAGATTGCCCGAGTTGGCTGCAATGGCGCCAGCTGGCCAATCACCATTCGTACCTTGACCTTGGTTCAGGACCACACCGTACTGATAGTTACCGTTGTAAAGCCCTTGATCACCTTGGGCCAGAGAAGCAATAAGAGCATCGCCAGGAACATAAGCTGTGCTGGCTGCTGTAACGGAAGCACTGACTGCAGCACCGTTGTAGCTGATGCTGATGGAGTTTGCACCCACAGCAAGCAGTGTCCAGGTGCCGTTCAAAGATGCCACGGAGCCAGTCATACCAGCAATGGTTACAAGCTGGCCAGCTGCGAAAGAGCTGGGGACTGATGCCGAGATACCAGTGATGGCAACCAGATAAGGATTGCCAGTCTTCGGATCGTTGGACGAAGCAGCAGAACCGCCCGTCAGGACCAAGGAGACAGAGCCTGGGATGTAGCCGGCATTCGGAGTGTAGCGGGTAGGAACGAACTTGGTTGCAGCGCTTACCTGTTGAGCATGTCCGTTAGAGTCAAGGATCGTATCACCCAAGAAGTAGAGCTTTCCTGGCTGCCAGCCAGCTGTAACGCCAAGAGCATTCTTGACCGTTGCAGTAATAACTGTGGCAGTGCCCGAGTTGTGGGCAACTGGTGTGAAGAGCGCGCTGCGCCCATCATTGCGAGCTGTCACCGTACCTGTAGCAGTTTGGCTGCTGGACCAGGCATACTTGCCAGCCGGAGCACCGACAGGCAGAGTGAGCTCGAAGGAGGCGATTGAACCGTCGCCGTTGTTCAAGGGAACTGTAATCGTGAGAGCCATTTTGTAATCCTCTTTTAGGGTAACTCTAGTTGATTGTAAACCAAAACACAAAGAGGGTGGTCCAGCTCTTTCGGCCCGGTCTCCCGAGCCGATAACCGGGCCACCCTCAGTGCGGACAGCTAGGCTGCCCTAATATATTGCTCAAGCCGCCAACCGATTAGTCGGTTGTTGGGAGATCCGCCAGGTTTGCAGCGGTTGGATCGATTGCGCCTGCACCAAAGATAGTGACGTTCTCGTAAGTCTGGAAGTTGCCTGCAGACTGCTGAACACCGATATCCATGATGGAGCGAGCCGGCAGAACGATTTCGTTCGGACGGAGCTTAACGTTCTTAGCAACACCGATTGCCTGACCTTCGTTCAGGATACCGAAGCCATAGGACTCTTCGATTCCGATGTTACGCAGATCATACATTGGGTCGTCCCAAGAGTTGACATGAGGATCCTGGTCCACGATCAAGGCGCCAAGGTTCTGGCTATTGAAGAGGAGGGTGTCTACGACGCGGTTGACCGGGTCGAAGCTCATGAACGGGCTAACCACGATACGGAACGGCAGGCCCAAGTAGTTGGGCAGTATCGGCCCAGACTTCTGAGTCTGAGGCAAGCCAGCCGAGGTAGCAGTCTGACCACCAGTCTGAGTACCCTGGGTGTACTGACCAGTCTGACCTTGACCGAATGCGAGGTTACCGAAGTTGAAGAACGGGTTTGCGAACTCGTTTGGCTTACCAGTGAACTGAGCGAAGAACGAACCACCGCCAGCTTGGATAGCAAACTCGCGCAACACAGGATCCTTTACCCATTGCAGCCAAGACATCGGGTGAATGAGCATCATGTCAGGGATGAAACCCTGCATGAGGACCTGGGCGTACATGTCGTACACGTCGTCAGCGGTGATGGAGCCGTTGAACTGACCCTTCAGGTTACGGCCGGTAGTGATACCCTTGATTGGCTGGACAGTCGACGTTGCCGCACGAGCTGCCGGGCTGTTATCAAAGATCACCGTGCCGAGGCCGGTAATGAAGTTGAAGATGAACTCTTCCTTGTGACGGGCAAGCGCGTTGCCGGCAAGGCGCATCCAGTACTGGATCCACGGGTAGGTGGACTGTTCCACGAAGCGCTCGCTAATGCGCAGAGCAAGGCCGTGACGCTTGACTGTCACGCCGAAGGTCTGTGCACCGCCAACGTTAATGTTGAAGATGGGTAGTGCCATCCCATCGCCGACCTCACGAGCTGTGAGGACGTCGATAGCTGGGAAGACCGTCTGCATACCAGGCACGTAATCAACGCGCTGGAGCAGGCTAGTCCCGATCAGCATCGGTTCGATACCTTCTTGAACGAAGGTAGTCAGAACGCGCGGGATAAGGAAGGCTGCGTTCGGGATATCCAACGCGTCCTTCATCGAGATTTTCTTGTTCTCGACTGGGTCAAAACCGCCGGTACGGAAGATTGTTTCTACACGCACCAAGTCTGTCTTGACTTGAGCATCGTTCCAGTCGGGCTGTTCGAGTTTTACGTTCTTGGCCATGATTTCTCCAAATGAGATAGGATTACTTTGAATCTCTTAAGACTTGGCTAAGTCTTCCCTAGCCGGTGCGAGTTTTACTTCTATTTCTTGGTGGCATCTCTCACACCGAAAGTTGCCAGCGATTTGACCCTGCTCATTTTTCTTAGCGAGCAGTTTATTGCAAGATCTACGACTATCATTGGCCCTGGGGGCTGCACATCTCAGGGAGTCGCCTTGTATTACAGCTTTCCCTTTCGTTATGAAGGTTAAGAGACGCATAGGTCCTCACAGGGCCCAGATAAAGGTACTTCCTGACCCGTTTTTAGCGAGCCAGGAAGTGAATGTACACGTACGTTGCGTATTCCGGACGGATGGTCTTATTCTGGTCCGAGGCAAGGCGGAGGATACCGTCGTTTGTCAGGTTGACCATGTAATCCATACCGCGAGTTGCGGAACCACCAAGCTGACCGATTGAAGGTGTCTTGGTTGTGAAAGGACCAACAGCTTCCGTCGCGCGCTCAAACTGTGTACGAACGCGGTTTGCGAAGTCACGGATTGGGTACAGGCTTTCCACACCGATTACTCGGCCGCAGATCTCGTCAAAACCATTGACCGCGGAGTTGTAGAAGGAGTAGTTGCCAGCATCCGTACCGGAGCCGAGGCGGCTAGGAACAACCGACAGGCCGTTGAGGGCGTATGGGTTGCCTGCTGTGCCACCTGTGCAGTGCACGAAGCTACGGCCGAAGTCCGTCTGAACGTATCCGGAGATACCGTCCTGGGTAGCATAACCCTGAAGAGCAGTCGGGGTTGCGCCGATCCAAGGCATACGAAGCACAAAGTGGGTCTGGATGGCAGTGCCCATTTCATGCATGTAGTTGTGAACACGGAACTGAAGAGGAACCATTGATTCCAAGGTATAGAACACACCGCCGGTTGCGGAAATCAGGTTCACACCACCGAGGAACTGGAAGACGTTGCGAACTGCGTAGCCGATCGGGCGGGCAACGCTATTCGGGATCACATTGCATGCCAGAGCAAAGGTCACATCAGTACCGCTAACGGTAATAACGTTGCCATCTGGGAAGACAATGAGGTCGCCGGCAACAGCATCAGAAGGAGCAGCAAGAACTTCGTATTCACCAGCAGCTACCACCGGGTTACCAGTTGCAACGTTGCGTGCGAAGCCGACGTCATTCTGACCATACTGAACTGCGCAGTAGAGACCGCGATAGTTACGGATCGTTGTCGGATACGTAAAGTTGGCTGTGCTTGTTGCACTAGAAGGTGCAACCAGCGTCCAAACACCAGCCAACAGGGAGGCGCTTGTCAGGACATAGGATCCTGCCACAGCTGCGGTGCCGAGGATAGTGATAACATCACCAGCCGCGAAGTTCAAGTTAGCAGCCGTTGCTGCAGCACTTCCGCCAGCAACGATACCACTTGCCACACCACCCGCTGGGGTGAGCGTGATAGTGATAATCCCAGCAGCGGCGACATAAGAGTCACCAGCACCTGCTGGAGTTACAGTGGTATAGATCTGCGAAGAGTTCTGAGTACCGGAGAGCAAGCCGGCCGGAACCAGGGCGCCAGACTTGTCGAGACCGACGAGTTGGTGCGAGCTGATCACAACCTGCGCGCCTACTGGATGCCCTTCATCCAAACGGCGGCCAGGCAGCCAGGGGGCTGGATACGGGACCGGAAGGAACGGACGGAGAGGCTCAGATGCATCGGCATCAGGAGTCGTGTAGCCCAAACGATCGCGACCGTAGAGCGTACCACGATAGTTGTTATTGATATCGAAAGACATTTAGATTACTCCTTTGGGGCTGGCTTAATGTCCTTGGTCTTCGCTTCGAAGAACAAGATGGCTGAAGCAGCCTTTGGATCCTTTGGAAGTTTACGTGCGGCAGGAGTTGGTTTCTCCTTGCTATCTTGCACGGTTGTAGAACCATCTGGGTTAAGTTTCGCCTTGTCGGCTACTTCTTTCGTACCCGCCTCTTGGGGCGTCGGTGCTGATGTTCCACCCTGGAATGTGAAGCCAGACAGCTTACCCAGCTCGTCATCCAGTGCATCTCTCAAGCTTGCCAGGGAACGCTGTTCTCTTTCCGCTACCTTAGATGTGATCTGGGCATCGGTAAGACCCTGGAAACCTGCTTCTCCGGTGAGCACCTTGATTGCTACTAATGTGGTGGCGCGGTCCTTCTTGAGACTCTTCACCAGTACGGTATTCTGTTGCTGCAGAGCATCGACTTCAGCTCTTACTGCTGCCAGCTGACCTTCGAGCTTTTCCTGACCGACGATCAGAGTATCATGCTCTTCCTTCGTCAGGAGGATTTCGCTATCCTTTCCACCCTGAGCCATCCCAGGAGCCAACAGCTTGCGATGATACTCAAGCAGGGATCCGGAGTGCCAGTGTTCGAGGAGGGCGCCAGCCGCACCAACGATGTGGGACTTGCCCTCAGCGTCAGCAGCTGCATGTGCCTTGTGGAGTGCTTCGTAGGAACTCGAGCAACCCGTCGGCACAAAACCCTTGCCCATCTCACTCTTGAGACCGGCGCCCACTGTCATCAGGGGAGCCTTCTTCTCGGCATCCGTCAGGATCACGTCAGGGATAGAGTCTTTGTTCTCATTACCCTTTTCGATCTCCGTCAGACGCTGGTGAGCGTATTCACGATCCGACTGGGATTGCCAGTTGCCCAAGTGGGCATACAGATCGTAGCGCATTGCACCCTTGCCCTGGTCATCAGCCTTGTGATAATGACTGTGGAGCGTGTCCAGGCAAGTCAGTGTATCTGCAGGAACCTTTGCATCATCGAAAGAGAAGAGCTCGACCTTGTGAAGCTCGGCGAGTAGGTTCTTTACCGAGTCGGTCAGTACTGGAGTAGGATCTGCATCCTTCTTCTTGCTCTTACTTTCGCAGCCCATTGCCTTAGCCTTGCGGGATACGCAGCCAAGGATCTTGGACTTAGTCGCATCACTTACCTTCGCGCGACCGATTAGACGGCGTGCAGCGGTAACGTGTGCACAGTCAGGAACAGGGAAGCTACGGCCCGGGCCACAGAAAGCGGAACCCTTAAGGCTCTTACGCTTTTCAGTGGATAGCTTAGCATCGGTTAGTATTTCACCGTACTCAGCATCCTCAGCCTTGATAGCATCTTCACTATCCGCCTTTGTGAACATTTGTTCATACAGGGCGTCTGGGTCCGCGAAGAAGCTGCGTTCATCCTCAGGCAGCTCTTCGATCTTCCAATCCTGATAAGGTGTGAGGCTTTCGACATCGATAGCTGGAACTTCCAGTTCAAACTGCTTAGCCTCTTCGGTGATGCGAGCTATATAGTGAGTTCTCGCTTCAACCGACATATCCTGAAGGGTCGGGATCAAAGCCTCAATCTTGGCTTCTACCTGTTCCTTCGTAATCTTCTTGTCAGCCACGGTCTCCAGACCGTGCTTTTGTATGTGCGACTTCAGAGTTGTAGAAACCCTGCGCACCATCTCCTTCTCAGGCTCTTCCTTTGGTTCAAGGGCCTTAATCTTGTCGGAGATTTCAGTTGCGCGCTCCTTGGTAAGAGGCGCCTTATTCATTTCGTCTAGATAGCTCTGCAGTTCTACAAGCATCTCACTGTCCTTGATGTCGGGGTCCGCAACCTGAATATCCGATTCGAACATCTTTCCCAAGTCAATGCTATCTGCCATTGCATAGGAGGCCAACAACTTAGCTTGGCGCTCTGGACGCATACCCATGAAAAACATCTTGCTGTTCAAGCTGTCCTGGAGGATTTCCTTCGAGATAACCTGAGCAAATGGGTCGGCTGGGAAGTTGACGAAGCTCATTTCCTTGTAGAAGAAGTTGCCGGCGATAAGAAACATCTTCTTGCCGTCAACCATTTCCCCAAGCTTGTGTTCACAGCGATCGTCAGTAGCCCAATCTGTATGGCACGCGGAGCAAATGGCCTGGTCAGTTTGAAAACCAACCGAGACTGTAAGGTACTCACCTGTGAGCACCTTTCGGATGCCATCTGGGTTGGTTACTTTCAATCCCAACTCGATGTATCCTAGACCTCTATAGTCCTCACGGGGCTGGAGCTTGTCCAGAACCACATTGATTGACCGATACAGGTCAAGACGCTTTGATGTAGCGTCCGCGAAAAACAACATACTATTGATCTCTGGCACTTCAGTACGATACTTGTGCGAGGTATCAATATAACGAGCCTGATGGATACGGCCGATCGCGGTCGATTCCTTGTCATGCTCTACCAGAACTGGCTTTAGGGGCTTATCTGGCTCCGTCCAACGGTAGACCGAGTCTTGCATGCGGTCCGGACGGTAGAAGCGCTGGTTGCCATTGACTATACCAGAGTGGGTAGCCTCAACCTTTACCAGGAGGGACTTACCTGTTGGCTCCGAGTCATCTCGGCATTCAGCTAGATTCTTTTTGCTGCGGTCGACTTCTTTAACCTTTAGGTTAACGAAGTCTCGCATGTACAGGAGACCCATGGGAGCCTCCTTATCTGCGGCCGCGGAAGGGCGTTGCCTTGGAAATGTCCCCGATCTGGGTAGTTAGGAACTTCTCAAACACTTGGCCGGGCTTCACCTTACCCGCCTGCTGCAGGTTATTCATTACCTGAGGCAGAGGACCGTTCATCATGTTCTGCTTCTGGTCCCTGGTCGGGGCTACTTTCGGTTGATTCTTCGGCATGTGTTTCCTCGAAGTAGTTTGAAACAAGATCGGTGAGTAGAACCGACATTATGTCGGGATCCGTAGTCTGTGCGACTCGGTCTTTCGCCAACTGGCGGAAGGTATCTAGCGTCATTCGATCCTGATTAGTATAGTAAATCCCAGCCTCGTCACGTAGGCAAGTCTCGACGTACTTATCGATTACGGCGGCTGAAGCCTTACCCCAGCTGGCAGCCGAGAAAGTACCCTCTGCCTTCAGACGGTCTATTTCAGCCACAAGCTTGTCATACAGGAGGCTTGGATCCATGGATGACCTTGCAGAATGCGGGTCTAGATTGCGTCCATACTGATTTGCCGGGCGATTCTTGTTGGCAACGGACTTAGCTCCTGCACTGGCCTTGCTGGGGCCTTTCTTACCTCTCTCCCCAGCTGCCTCTGCACCACGGACATACATGGCTTCAATCATACCCTGGTTCTTCAGCGCGATACCCTTCTGCTGCAAATCCAGGACATGCAAGTTATAGTGAGTCAACTGTGCATCCTTCTTGGTATAAGGAACACGCTGCAGTTCACGACGAGCTTCGTCTTCACTGAGCAAATGGTTGTTGAACAGCTCGATAACGTGATTCTGCCACTTGATGTGACCATCAACGTCAACGTCTGGGAAGACAAGGTCTACGTCTGCAAGAGCATTCTGAACAGAGAGGTTAGTTGGATTCTCTTCGAACAGCTCCTTGAATATGAACATCTTGAACTGGCCGCAGAACCAGTTAAGATCGGACTTCACGGAATCCTTCAAGTTCTGAGAGACGTTCTCGGCTGTAGCGCGGTTGCCGGTATCAGTCTCACCCATATCAATAGGCGATACACCCAGGCCAGTAAAGATACGGGCCTTGTAATGCTTCATGATCTCGGAAGGATCCGGAGCTTCACCTTTGATACCAACGACGTCTACGGCGACACGTTCGTCAGTGATGAATACACCTTCTTTAGGCATATTCTCAAGCTCTGCCTTGATAAGGTCGACTTCTGTGATCCCGTCAACCAACATGGTAGCGGGTGCATCCTCTGAACCGACCTTAACATGAAACAATGGGAAAAGGTGGTTAATGAGGAGCATTTCCACATTTTCTTCAAGACGGCGGAGAGCAAAAATATCGTCTCGCACGGATACGGTACGCGGGGTTCCATAGACATGTCCTGGCTTGACGTCCCATCTGAAATGGACAACGTCTTCCAATCTGTAGTCCTTATACTTGCGCGCGGAGCCGTAGTAACGGCGCCACTTGATGATCTCACCCTTCTGGTTAACGAACGGGAAGATAGAGTGAGGAGGTAGAATCATGTAGGCAGCTACAGGAGTCTTATCATCATTCTTCTCATTTGGTTCGCCGCCGGAAGCTTCTTCATCACGGATCTTCAGCAAGAAACAGTTCGAGATAATGAGCAAGTTGTAGAGAATGTCCTTGATGAAGTTCTCTGTAGTCATGCCCATCATGTAGCCAATCTGATTCATACGGCTATTGACGTACTTAGTAAAGCGTGAGTTCATGCCCTCAATCTTGAAGCCCTGGCGGAACATCAAGGAGTGCTTGCGCTTTGTGGCCTGCATTAGATACGCTTCGGTATCGATCATTGTGAATGGTTCATACTGATCGTACTCAGGCAGAATCGTACCATAGTGGCCGTAGTAGCTATTGAGATAATCCTTCTCTTGTTCGATCTTCTTGCGGATCTTCTTCTCAAGCTGTGGTAGATCTTCGGAACTCGGTGCAGCGTCAAGCAGCTTTATCACACGATCAAACGAGGCTCTCTCTTCATCCCTATCTTTCCATGTGAAAGCATCCTTTGACTTAGGCTCAAGTGGAGTGCAGTTACGGAAGAGGTCATACGCACCGCGGATGCGCTCACCTACAGTCAGCTGATGAATACTGTGCTGACTACGATCGCCAAGACCAAGAATGATAGGATCGAGGTTCTTCTTGCTCTTCTTCATGTCTACAACAGCGAAGGACTTGCCGTAAACCTGGCCTCTCTTCTTGCGCTCGAGATTGTCGATACGCAGTTGTAGATTGAGAGCCTTCTGCTCTTGCAAAGTGATGAGAGGCTCCTCAACAGGTTTGGTTATCTTCTTAGCCTTAGGCATAGCGCACCTTATACAGAGAGATTAATCGGAACACGTAGTTGCTGAGTGGTTATTTGCTTGACACCACCCGATTGAAGTACAGCTTGAACATTCGTCGGAGCTGTAGGTATAGCAGGGGGTGTAACAACAAGGGTGTTCCCGTCCACAGCATACGACGACCCGCTTTGCGATGATAAGCTGCTGACAAGAGTTCCGAATGACTGGAGTCCGACATTGGGAGTCACCGCATTAGTGTTTAGGCTAGTAGTGTTACCTACCGCTGTGGGCGTATTGGCCCCGGATTTCACGATCGACTGAATGATACCCAGCGAGGAGCTTAGTGACTTCAGGCTGGTTAGAAACTCAGTTGTATTGCCTTGGTTCGTTAGCTTGCGCAAACTCAAGCGCTGGATTGAGGCCGAGACAGTCTGGGACTGTCTGACCGAAGCTGATTGTGACCAAGACAGGTTAGCACTGAGTAGCTGTAGGCCTTCTGGTATACCACTCAGCGTGGCTGCTTGAGCCGCAG